GTTTTAGTTCGAGATGCGCGTGCGTGCGCTGACGAAATTTTGGCTTATCATTTAGCTTATGTAGTTGCTGCAGACTACTCTGCTTAATGTTGCTTTCTTCGATTGTGATCTTAGATAGCTATCTTAGGCCTTTCTTGGAAGTAATCACGGTAATCTCCGTGGCTTAGATAGTCAGTTTTGTGGATATTGACTTTCTATGCTATTTTCCATTTCCACGTCGCCCTTTATGGGCACTTGCCTGGGCTTTTCAGTACCCAGGCGTTTTATTTTATTTTACTGAACGCTGTGTAACATCGACTCTGCGTTATGAGTCTAGCCGCTTTTAGATTTGGCTATTGAAGCGGTGAAACGACGCCAACACTTACAGTTAGTTACTGTACGGCCAGTGTGGGTCCGCTGCCCCTTTGGTTTGTAGGTCTTTTTCTTTTGGACCACTAAGTTAGTTGGTTTGTCCAACAGGCTTTCACAGTATGTCTAGAACCAAAACTGTGCCTTGGCGGTAATATGCTTAAATTGTGGAGTTACGGGCCTCCTATTGAGTAAAGTATCCGCTTTGGAATTTGCATTTCAAAGATTTCTTTGGAGTGCTTGCCTAAGACTGATCTCCTGATGAGTTTAAGGGAGATGTACGGTGTTTTTAACTCGCGCAAACAACAACAAACAAACAAATGCAAATCGTGGATTTTGACGAGAGAACCGACGAGCAGTCTCTTGCTTTTGGTTCCGCTCCTGATCCCACGTTCGACTACGGTTCACTGTCTGGTGTTTACGATTTGAAGGACTGGTTTTCACGTCCCATACCAATTCAATCTTACAATTGGGAGCAAGGAACTTCTTTGAATATCACTTTTAAACCATGGTGGAGCTATTTTGGCACTCCAACTGTTAAGAACAAACTGTCTGGATATTCGCGCCTTAGGTGCACCATGCATGTTAAGTTGGTGATTAATAGCACTCCCTTTGCCTATTCTATGGGGCTAATGAGTTAGACCCCTCGGAGATGATTATCAGCCGGGGGTTAGTTTTTCTGGCGGCAACATAGACATGGGAGGTGGTGACTCCATTTTGATGGCTAGGACTCAGCGTCCAAGCTGTTATTTTAACCCACAAGATCAGCGTGGGTGTTGTATGGAGTTGCCTTTTATCAAGCAGGACAATTGGATCACACTTTCTAGTGTTGGTCCGTCACAGCTCCAGTATCAGAAGCAGCTTGAAAATATGGGTACCATGAGCCTTGATTCTTTTACACCACTCAACTTGAGTAATGATTCGACCGGCCAGGCTGTTGAGATAACAGTTTATGCCTGGGCAACCAACGTCGAACTTATGGGCCCAAGTGCGGCTTTCCAATCCGGGAAAGCCGATGAATTTGGCACCACTCCAATTTCGGACGCTGCAACTTCTGCTGCTGCAGTGGCTGGGTCTTTGAGTTCTGTCCCCGCCATTGGCAATTATGCCAAGGCAACGAGCATGGTCATGTCCGGCGTTTCAGCTGTGGCTAAGGCCCTTGGGTATTCAAAACCACCAAACATTGCTCCAGTAGCTCCTTACCGCTACCTTACTAATCCCTCAGTGGCCAATTCAACAATACCTGTTCCATCTGACGTACTGGCAATTGATCCAAAGGCGGAGCTGACCATTGATCCCCGCACTATCTGTGGTGGGGACAAAGATCCCAATTTGATTTCTGAGATCATTCAGAAGGACACTTATTGGTTCACCACCACCTGGCAGATTAATGATACAACGAATACGGAGTTGGTTAGGTTTTATGTTAGCCCTGAAATTTTCAGGGAGCAGGTCAGAACAGGTTCTGGTGCTGGAAATTCTTATTGGGTTCGCCAGGCTTCACCACTTTGTCACATGGCTCAGGCCTTTGGATACTGGCAAGGGGACATCATCTACACATTTCATTTTGTGTGTAGCAAGTACCATCGCGGTAGGGTTCGCATTTTTTACGAACCCGAGGACATAGGTGCCCCCACCCTTGATTCCGGTTACAACATTAACCATGTGGTTGACATTGGTAGTACTACCACTTTCGAAATGAGGGTTCCTTATATGAGGCACACTTCTTGGGCGAAAGTAGAGCATTCTGCCACTTCCCCTGGCACTGGGCTTTTGTACCGAGTCAGGGAGGCCACAGGGTTTTACATTCCATACAATAGGGAGACCATGAATGGTACCATTAGGATGAGTGTCTTGAACGACCTCAGTGCCCCTTCTACCAGCGCGGACATTTCGATCTTGGTGACTGCGAGGGCGGCCGAAAACTTTTCGTTTGCCCAACCCAAGGCGATTCGCCCATTGAACGAGGCGGAGAACACGGAAGTTTCCACTTGGTCTGGACAAGTTGCTTATGACGACTTGGTTTATTTCCAGTCGGGGGAGCAAGATGAACCCCACCAGGATCATCAAATGAGCGTTTCTATTCCTGCAGAGGTTCCTCGTATGGACCCCTATGTTTTTATGGGCGAAAAAGTGACTTCTCTAAAGCAGCTTTTTGCTAGGACTTGTCATTACGCTCACATTGGGCCTGAAACAGAGGCCGCAGGATATCCTAATGTGACTAGATTGCTAGTTACCACTTTTACCCAACCTAGGTTTCCAAGGCAATATGGCCCTGACGCAGGTGGCATTAATGCTAGTACTTATCCAGGGCGTGCCCTAAATTACGGGTACAATTTCGTTAACCACACGTTTTTGACTTGGTTCACTCCGGCTTTTACCGGATGGCGTGGGTCGGTCGTTTGGCGTGTCCAACCTTTTGAGGTCAAGTCTGATTATGATGCAGCCAACATTTCTATGGAATGTACACGCAAGTCTGGGTGTAACATTGAACGGTTTCCGGTTAAGACGTATTATGTTGCGTACCAGCCTATTTCAGGAACTTCCAATCTCACCGGCATCGAAGTGGACGCAGAAAGTACGGGATCTTCGGTTGGTGGGAGCCAGTTTTCGCGATTCTTTTCACAGAAGTTCGCTTTTATGAACGGAACAGCGGCTACGGCGCCCGCCATGGAACCTGTTAACATTGCATCAGTTCCTATGTATTCTTCGTACCGCATGCACCCGTGCAACCCTAGGTTGATGTCCAATTCGGTTGAGCCTGCTACGGGGGAGCCCATTTCTTACGACACTGATTATTCAAGTGATAATGTTCGGTTTACTCTTTGGGGTTCCAACGCCATCCATGGTCAGAACGAATTTGCGAATCCCTTCGCCCTGTTCGTCGCGGGTGGGGATGATTTCACTCCGTTCTTTTACTTGAACGTTCCCACCTTTTACGTAGGATCTTCTCCCGGCAGCCCCGCGGGTTCTGGGTTTCAAAAACCTGCAAAGTATGCAGCATATTAATGTGCTTTCTTCAGCACAATCGGTTAGTGGTGGCGCGCTTTCCGGTTTTTACCTGCCATTTCGAATGGTCGTATTCGACCTTTTCCGGTGCTATTAGCACGCACCGGTTTGACTCACGCTCTCTCCGTTCCTTGCACGCGACGGAGCGAGCGAACGCTGCGGCGTAGTCGTGTAGTGGCCTTGGTGGAGCCTAGAAACCAGTCTTTTTCTATTTCCATTAACATGACACATGTGATCAATTGTCACCCCCTACTTCCACTCTGCATAGTTATGCTTTTAGCTACAAGGGCAGCTGGTACTGAAGTGGGTGTGTGTGCTGTTGACACGGGTGGGTTTCCTCTTCCAGAGGTTAATTCCATCGACGGGTTGGTTAGTTACCCCCAGTGCTCCTTGGCAGACGCCGCAGGAGTTGAATTTTACCACTTTGTGGTTGGACTTGCAATAGTCAGCAGTTGGATTGTTGGTGGCTTTCTTGGCTGTATCCTTGGGTGCTGCTTTGAATCTCGCGGCCAGCAAACTTCCACGCCACCGGTTCCACTCACTGTTGTCACTGAGAACAATGAGGTGAATTTCTTTGATACCGTGGCTTTCAATTTTATCAATGGCATCCAGCATGAACTGGATGAGGATGAGCTTTCACAAGCTTCAACAGAGATCATTACTTTCCAAGCCGGGGGTAACCCCACACCTAAACCAGGAGTTTCTTACTACGGAATATACTCAGCCCTTGGGCTGGGTTCTTCCCAGGCCGGAGCTCTGACTAATGACGTGGCTTTGCTCATGACGGGGCTGTTTACCTGCAAAGGTGATGCAGTTCAGATGATGACCCATTGGGCCTCTTTTGCCAATGTTATAGCGACACGTGGCATTAAGGTCCCCAGTTTTACCGATTTTAGTTCAGAACTTGTTACCATGCTTATGGATAGGACCACCTGCCTGACAGATCGTGAGGTTGTGACTGCGCAGGCGGGGTTTTCCGATGTGGCTAGTGCTGTTAGGGCTCTTAGCGCCATTTTCAAATCTGATGTGGCGAAAAGAGTGATTGGGCTTTTGTCATTGTTGACTGCAGTTTTGCTGTATTTTGACGGTTCCAAACCCTTTAGCATTTCAAAGTTTTTGGAAGTTGAACGTGAGTATCGACAGAAACATTTCACTTACACCAATGACTTTTTCTCCAGTGCTACGCAGACCATCGATTTCTTTTTGACGATGGGACGGAGGATTTACAATGGCGAGTACGCTTCCGCTTTTTCAACGGCCACGCCGTATACTGCGTTTTTGACCGAATTTAGTGATGTCGCTTATGCAGATGCGGGCATGGTTGCGGAGAGAGTTTGGTCGAAAAAGCTGGAACACTCACGGAACCTTTACCGCTTGCGGGAAAAAGGGAGAAATCTCATCACCATGGTAGACAAGGAGAATCTTCGAGAGTTGACCACCATTAACAACCGTATCGCCGACATGATGATTACCCATGACGTGCGCATGGGTTCTGACGGTATCAAGTATAAGCCATTCACTTTGTTGTTGGAGGGTAAGTCAGGTCAGGCCAAGACAACCATCATCAAGTACGTCCTCAAGTGGGGGGCGGAGGCTCTCAACATTTCTGAGGAGAACTACCCTGCCATCAGTTGGTCTGATCTTGAACAAGAGTACGATGAGAAGTATCAGAGCGGCGCTTGGGCGAACATCATTGACGACATTGCCATGGACACTGGAAAACCTGGAGAGATTCATCCTTCGGTTCGAGCCATCATGAGGAGGGCTAACAATGCACACCACACAGTCCCGAAAGCTTTTGGAGACAAGGGCAAGGTTTCATTCCATTCCCAGCTCCTGGTGGCGACTACCAACAACCCGACCCTAAACCTGCAGAATTCGGCCGTTTGCCCCATGGCGGTGTATCGTCGGTTCAATGGTATTTACGAGGTTGAACTTAAGCCTGAGTTTACCAAGGCCGATGGCACTCTCGACGTTACCAAGGCCCTTCGGGACGACGGTGATGTTGTGGACATGTGGAACTTTATTTTGAAGGTTCCCGTTTTGTCGGAGAGTGGAGGAAAGATGCCTGACTTTGTGCGGACCAGGGTTTTTGGAACTACGAAGGAATTTCTTGCCCACTTGGTCAACCAGATTAAGCAGCATGACCAGACCCAGAATGCCCTTTTGGCTGGTCTTTCTGCAGTCCAGACAATTACTTTTTGTCCAAGGTGCCGGGCCAACGGTTTCCTGATTCCCCAGAAATCGTGCCACTGTGACCAGCAGGAATCGGAGATTGACACTGAGGAAGAAATTTCCGTCGCTCAGGCATCGCTTGTGAAAGTGCCGCCTGTCGGGACACTTGACCTGTATAAGCTTGCGACCAGCAGTGCCTTTCGAAGGACTTATATCAGGCGCATGGTCATCGGGACTTTGTTCATGTGGCTGCATGCGGCAAGCGATCTGGTGATTTCTTGGTTTCTCCTTGCCGTTAGGCGGATTGCCCGTTCGATTGACATGGTGATTCTTTCTCCTTTGTACGCATTTTACTGGTGCTATTTCTACTTTCGTTTGGGCACCTTGGGCTCCGATGATTTCCGCACTTTTTGTGGCCGGTTTGGGTTCGTCGTCCCCATTGTGAACCACATTCCTGATATTGGAGGATGTCTGCTGGATTGGTCTAGGAGGATCTTCCTTGGAGTGGCACGTCGCAATCTTGAGGCGGCCTCAGTACAAAGGCGAGACATGGTCACCGCAGGTAGCATTACTCAACCAGTGTTTAGTTTTACTCGTGCTGGTATTTTTAAGGTTACCGCAGTTGTCGCCATAGCTTCGGCTCTTTACGCCTGTTTTAAAAAGACCGGACCAATTCAAGCGCTTTTCCAGTCTGGATCGAGTAACGATGAAGAAGAGCCAACTATCAACGGGCCAGACCCTGTGGCTAGGAACCCTTACTATCGCAAGCCTGAGATTACCCCTCTTGTTACGGCAAGTTCCCGCGCCATGAGTAAGAGCCAGGATTCCAGGTTGAGAGGCCAGATTGGAAGGAATCTGTTTTACTGCTCCATTCGCAAAGCGGATCCCCGGATTGAAAATCCCAGGGTCGTTAATTGCAACGCACTCAAGATCCGGAATGGCGCAATGATTGTGCCCAACCACGCTATTCCGTTTGACTCTCCGGTGATAATTACCCTTAGGAGCTCCGGTCGGCTTGGAGATGGTTCCAAATCTTTTGAACTTCAGCAGAACCAAATTACCCGCATGCCAGAGAAGGACATTGCTATGTTTCACTGTAACATTCGGGTTAATGGATCTTCCGATTTGGAGCAATACCTTTTGTCAGGGGCATGCTACGAGGGTAAATTGGAGGCCGTCACATATGTTCGCAGGTACGAACCAGGTGATGATGATGAAGATTCCTATAAACTTCTTGAGATTGGCTACGAGCCATTAGCAAATTTTGTGGAGCGCACTTTTGCGTCGAAGCAGATTGCTGATGGTTACCCTTCGCCCGGCCAACCCACACGCCATTTTGGAGGTGTGCCCACCATTCCGACTATCGACGGAGACTGTGGGGGGGTTATGGTTGGATTTATGGGCCATAATAAGGCTCCAGCAATCCTTGGATTCCATGCTGTGAGGGTTGAACGACCTTCTTTGTTTGGAGTTTATCCGGATGAATCCTACAGCACAGTTATTCTGCGCGAAGATCTTGAGAAATTGCATTCAATGCATATTGCTCAAGCCAACCACCAGGCTGGGTTTTCGGTGCTACCATTAACTTCAGTCCCTGACTATCGTAGTCCTGTTACCAAGGCGCCATTTGACCATTCGGCTGAAATTCATTACAAGAGCGCTTTTGGGTATTTCCCAGAACTGAAGGACGGACACCCTTACAACAGACCGGACTGCGAAATTGCTGGGACGCTCAACGGGCACCGCCGTAGGCCAGTGTCCAAGTTGGTTGCAAGTCCCATTAGCGCCTATTTGTCTGAGAAGCACGGGATTCGCTCCGAGAAACTCCCGCCCCCTAAGAAACCGGGATGGGTGCCCCAACGCTTGCACATTGAAGGAGTCTCTTCCGAGGACAAGTCTAGGCAGCCAACTCATCTTATCATGGCAGCGGCAGAAGCTTATTACCAGCAGGTTGTGGGAGTGATGCCTGAGAAGATGGAGGTGCTTTCTGATGACGAAGCCGTTAATGGAGATTTCTCCAGACCCTACGTTGACGGCATGAACATGAACAGCAGTGGAGGCCTTGGGTTTGAGGGACCTAAGAGGAATTATCATGATCCTGATAATTTTCAGCTTGTCACTCGGGCCGATGGCTCCATTGGAATCAATGTCAGATTCATCAAGGAGGTTTACGAAGAGATGAGGGAGTACGAAAACTGTTACCGCAATGGTCACCGCCGCCCTGCTATTTTCGTCGCCGTGGACAAGGACGAGCTTTTGAGTGCCCAGAAAGTGAAGGACGGGAAAGTCCGCCAGATCTTTACTAGCCCACTTGCTTTCACCATTTTGGTGAGGAAGTACTTGCTGAATTTCATTTCAGTGCTTCAAACGCACAGAGAAGTCAGTGAGGTAGCGGTTGGCATTAACGCAATGGGTCTTCACTGGGGCGCCTTACGTTCGTACCTCACGAAATTTGGTGGTAAGACTTGCTTCAATGGGGACTTTAAGGGCTACGACAAAAGTGTTGTGTCAGGAAAAATCTTATCCGCCGTTCTTGACGTGATATACAGATTGGTGGGTCCCAGGCTTCCGAAAGACGATGATAGGATCATTTTGGGTGGACTGCTTTCTGAGATGATGAATCCTCTTTTTGATTTCCATGGGACTTTGGTGACTTTCAACATGAACCCCAGTGGCAATCCAATCACGGTGATCATTAATTGCATTGCCAATTCCATCGTGGCGAGATCGATGTGGGCCGTATTGCACCCGATTGTTGGGCTCAATGAGTACATACTTATGATGTATGACGTGGACGATGATGAGAAGCGATTTAAAGACCAGTGTCTTTTGCTCATGGAAATCTTCAACAAAGATGAGGGTTTGTTTCACGAGGCTTTGAAGTCTTTCAAGGAAAAAGTTCACCTCATAACCTACGGAGACGACAATGGTGTCAACGTCTCGGAAGATGTTCCTTGGTTCAATCACACGAGCTTCGCAGCTGCGGCTTCCATCTTCGGGATTGAATACACCCACGCCGACAAGAGCGATTCGAGGTTGGTGAGGGTTCCATATAAGTCCATCGACGACGTTACCTTTCTCAAGCGTTCTTTTAGGCTGGATCCCGAGACAAAGTTGGTCATGGCTCCTTTGGATCCGGACAGCTTCGCAAACATGCTGGCCTGGAATAGGAAACACCACATTTTGACTCAAGAGGCGCTCACGGCGTCAAGCTTGGAGTCATGGATCTTGGAGTCAGCCCAACATGGGAGGGACTATTACAACACGGTCCAGGACATAGTGAGTGATTTGGCTAGAGAGTTTCCGGACATCGCCACCCACCTCACCAAATCTACGGGCACCAATTTCTTCTTCAAGAGTTATGAAGAGATTCTGGAGAAGAGCTACGGGTATGTTCCCAAGGGTTAGAGTACCCTCATTTGGTTTAAAAGCTCAAACGGGCTAGTGCCCTTCTTTTCCCACTTCCCAGTAGTGGAAGTGGACGTTTCCTCGTTTTGTAGGAAACGAGTTGATATTTAACAGAAAATAGCGACCAGTAATGTCGCGAATGGTTAAATTCCATGCATGATACGCGCCATCATGCACCACCACTTATGCCGATACAGGGTTTACAACCTCGTTCTCGGTGAGTTAGTCAATAGACCATACTTGCTCTTTTTGAGCCAATTTTGATGAGACACAGAAGGCAATCTGCCAGGAAAGTTCGACTGGAATCGCTGTATCTCATTGATTACACTCAAAGCTAGCTTTATGGCTTTTGCCTAGTGGTGGTGGACGCACTTTAGTTAGAGAGCGTCCACTGGGCGCGACCTTTCGGAGTGCTTGTGTTCGACAGGCGCGAACAGC